GCAGACCATTCTATCCCGCCGACTTTTCCAAGGAATTCAAACCTATCTGACGTTTTCGTTAGCTTCTGAGACCACAGGACTACATAGAGATCCGCGCCCGCCGCCAACTGAGACCCCATACCCTCTGCCGCGACCCAAAATGATGGGAAAGTAAGAGTCCCAACCTTCTCAAGCGTCGCCGCATAAGACCGGAATCCGGCGCCAGCTGTTGCGAACGTTGAGGACTCTTCAATATCGTAGCCAATTGGCAATGTTACTGAGCCGAAAGCGCCAGCAACTTGTTCCACAATAGCCAAGCGAGCATTATCGATATTCCAGACTTGAGCCGCAGCGGCATTAGAATAGATCTCAACCTTGATCTTCTTCATGTTTTCTACGGCATCAATTGCAACGCTGAAGTAGCCATCGCAGTCATAGCCGGTACCGTCATCATAACCAGGGTGGGCCGAGATCATTGTTACAGAGCCATTACCGAGATCGGCATCTGCATCAGAAAGGCCCGTCACCTTTAACGTTGCCTCTTTGCTCGCGGCATCGAACCTCACCCAAACGCTTGCGATGATCTTATCAGTCAACGCCTGAGCGGCAGTTACAGCCGTGTCCAGGGTGACAATCTGCGAGATACCGCAAAGATTGGTGCCATCGTCTGACATCACGACGCCCCAGGAACGTTTTCCCCATCCCTTAAGCGCTGTCGCTACAGCTGTAGAGGTCACCACGCTATCATCAGTCCAGCTGGTAAGCGCGCCAGCCTCGAAGTCGCTGTTTAAGAGGAGTTGGTGCGTTTCTACAGCACCAACATCCGCGCCAAGGGATCGGTAAATCCCAGCCAAATATCCTTGTACAGGAGTAAAAGTGTCAGCCATCAGCCGTCACCTCCCTATACCGCTACTACTAAAGCACCAGTCAAAGCACCAGTGTATGTGAACGTTGCATTGTAAATCTGGATGTCATCCAGCGTTGTCGCATATTCCAATGTAACGAGCGCCTGTCCTGACAACAGCGTAACCGTTCCATCTGTTAGAATTAGAGTATCCGCTGTTCCGCCAGCGCTGGCTGCGAGCATTGCAACACATGCGTCATTCGCTACGTCGTATGGCACGGGAACAGTGAACTGTATCTGATCGAACAGCCCGTATGTGTAAGAACGGAACGGGACAATTCCATCATTGATACAGGTAATCTCGATCATCCCACGAGCCGCTTTTGCCGTGATTCCGCCTCGAACGTTGACCTTCTTTCCGCTAAAATTCAATGTCGCATCATACCCCTTCTCAGGAGTGAAAGTATCAGCCATTTTCTACACCTCCGTTATTATCGTGTATCTTGATTACCAAGTAGTGCCGTGATTCGTCTTGGAGCCATATATGCCTTGACTCCTTGAGCTGTTATATCCATCACGGCAATACCGATGCCAGTCATCCGCGAAGTCCCCCAACCAGGTACGGTTAGGGTTTCTCCATCGAGCGCCTTAGAAATCTCACCAGCCAAGTCAAGGGCATCGTGGTAGGTCTTCGCAAAAGCAGTTATTTGAGCACGCGCAATAACAGAGTCAGGTTCGTCATAGCCGATCCCGTGATGTGGGTTTTCCGGCAGAAAGCTAACAGTAATATACGGTAATGTCTCGTTTTCCGCAACTCCTGGCCGAATTCTGGTGCTTACAACAGTCGTAACCCCTGAAGTAGCTTTTAGCTTGGCTATCAGCGCCTTAAGGAATGGCGACCCAACGTCTTTTCGCATCAGTTTCCTCCTAGAGCCCTACCCCGCCAAGAGCGAAGGTGCTGACAACTTCTATGCCTGCTCCTCCGCCGCCAATCCCAAAAATTGATTGCCATTGGTCCCAGACTTCGGCAACTGTAAGCGTCAGCCACGGGCGCGGGTCCATCTTGCCGGTCCCCGTCTCCAGATATGCGGCATAGATCAAGTCAACCATCTTTCCGGTGATAGGGTCGCTACCAGTCCTCTTGAAGACGCCGAAGGCCCCTGTGATTTGATTGGGGCTATCGATGATCTTGTATTCGATGTAATCTTTGAGCAATCCCGAATCGACAGCAGGCATATCTCCAGGCTGTGAAGGAGGCGGTATCGCTTGCATGTTGGCCTTGGCTGTTTCAGCGGCCAACTTCATAGCCGTCTCCATGCGAGCATGGATGGTAGCATCAATTACAGCGATGACCGGACCAGGTTTGAAATCAACCCAGATATACGCTCCGACCATTGGGCCAAACTGCTGTAGCTTTCCACCGCCATGCCAAGCCATCTAAGTGACAACTCCTTCCCAAAGAACAATAATTCCTTCCTGGTGGATGTCTTCTTTATCAACGTTGTCCAGCGACACAACCTCATAGACTTTGCCGTCATGCTTAATGTGATCGCCTATGCGAACATCATCGTCGGCATCGAGATAAAGCCCATGCGCTGCAACCGTAGAAATAGTGTCACCCAGTACCTTCAGGGTTTCTTTCTGATCGGGCCGCAGAGTAGAAATTCTAGCCCTCATATCTGTATACGTAGCGGTGTCGGGCCACGAGGCTTCGGGTACGTTCCATCCAGTATCCGTTGTCTCTACCTTGCGATAAACGTCCACCTTCACGTTTTTCCCGATCAAATCCCGATCACCACCCAAGGACCATCCCGCAGTTTTCTATATAGATCAGAAAAAAGACTATTGTTAGACTGAAAAGTATATTTAGTCGAGCCGATACTTATCTCGCTGGTATTGGCATAGACCCTATACTTCTGATCAATTCTCAGCAATTCTCGCACCACCATCTCTAATACTATTGATTTTAGGGCGCGGGGAATCGCCTTATGAGTTCCAGTCTCATCGTCTGAGTATCCGCCAACATAGGTCAGTGAATAAAGATCTCTATCTGGGCGAGCGGGAGCATAGCTTCGCAGCTCCAATCTACTCTGATCGTCCAATATCTTGATGTGGCGCGGATAAACTATGTAATCATCAGTATCCATGTCATCGCCATCATTCGTTAAAGAAGTCACGGAAATGATAGGAGGGTGTCCCACTTGCAGGACACCTCTCCCGTCGTGTGTTTCTGTGATCGTGGCTTCGTCGAACCCGTTCTCGGGATCTCTAAGGCATTCCAGGGCCGCAGCAGCAATAGCGTCAGTGATCATCTCCGTCACATTGAGACCGTAAGCGGTGGAGTAATCACCCGCTCCGTCTACTTGTGTCAGAACGATGTCCGTTCTTTGCTGCACATCAGCGCCAGTTGGCCATGCCATTCAAATCACCTCTAGTCGGGTGGGTTCTCTGGACGGTGCGAACCAACGAGAACCGCTCCGAACAGAGCGTCGTCGGTGCTGACGTTGTATTGAAACTTCACGTATCGCTTTAAGTCCTTTACGGCATACTTAACTACCGTAAGAGTATCGGCTGTAGTGATAGCCCCATCGTCATCCATAACATCAGCAAAGGTACCATCGTCGGTATCGCAGGTCTGGAGCTGTACTCCAAGCGTTGCGGTCGCTGCAATAGCTCCGCAGTCGATCACGAGGATGCCGTCGCGTACAAAGTCGGTATCAATCGCCGCAGTTGTCTGTTCGGCAGCCGATGTATACGTGGCTGGAGCAAGCAGTCGCACAACGTTAATATGATCAGTTAAGTCTCTTGCCAACATGTGTCTCACCTCCTAATTTATCTAAGCGGTGGTTACGCCCGTGAGGAACTGGAACTCCTCGATCCGGCGTGGTCCACCATCGACTTCCGTGACAGCAATGATCTGAATCTTCAGCTGCGCGGATAGCGTGTAAGGATCGACGAGGATCTCAATGCCGTTACCCTGTGCGATCGCGTAAGTGGGGATATTCCCGCAACCAATGTAAGTATCCGCCCCAGTGCCAAGATCGATTGGAATCTGCGAGCTGGTATACACTGGAAGACCGAGAATTCGATCAGGTGGAGCCTGAGTCAGGTCGATGACGTAATCATACTGCCCAACGCCTGTCTTGTGCTTCTGTAGGTATCCAAGAGCGTTCGGGTGCATAAACCATGCACTCTGCGCTGAGGAGACCTTCACATTGCGAGCCTTTAGAGTAGTAAGGCAAGCCAACAGATCGTCGAAAGTTGGGTTTCCAATCGACCCAGTTGTCTGAACTCCCGGCCAAGCCTTCAATCCTAGTGGCTGCGTGCCGCCTGTCCCTTGGATGAAAGCCAGATCTTCGGTAAGCCCCATTTGCTCAACAATGTCTGTTCTGATCAGCGTCTCAACTGACATCGTGGCATACTTGATCAGGTTCCTAGTAACCTCTACTCTGGACGCTAGGTTGCGCAGCGTCAAATTGAGATCTCCCAGAGTAGGAGATGACGCAGTTACGTCGCTCGACAGCGTATCGGCAACCCAGTACGCAGAAGTCGTCCCGGTCTTCTTCGGCACCGATACAGTCTTGATGCCGCTCGTGAAGATCGACGCACCCGCTCGGCGCATGATTGTCTCTGCCTGGAGCATGTCGATCAATTCGTTGATCGTTACAGTCGGGACCAGGAAACCACCAGCAATATCAGAGGACAAATCCATGCCTTTTTCTGTTGATGGAGCAAACCCATCCCGACTACGAATCCAGTCTGCCTCAAGCTCGCAGCCCTTACGGATACCCGTCAGAATGAATTGAACACCCTTGGCAATGCTAAAGGCTTTCAACTCATCAGGCTTTCGTGATGCCGTTCTGAGCTTCTCGGGGTTCTTGACAGCAGCATCCGTAGTATCAATAGCTGCAATCTCATCCGGTTTCTTGATCTCCGTTCCTTCTGAGATCGTTACCGCCGGAGTCTTTTCCTTCTGCGCTGTAAGCAATTTAGTACCTGTGTCGATCAACTGCTTAAGCTGCTCTGGAGTCAAATCTTTCATGTCCATATTTACACCTCCGTTTTTGATTCGATGATCGCGAGAGACATTTCCGCAAGCTGTTGTCTATAGAGATCTCTCTCTGCAACTAGCTTGCTGAACCTCGCATTTAGCACGGCGAGGACTGCTTCTTCGTCCATCGCCCCTGATACATAAGCCATTAGAAGCTGCTCGAAAGACTTCTCGCCTTCTTCGGCTTGCTCATCGCTCGCAGCAGGAATATCGGCCTTTAGACCGTAGGCTTCGAGTAGACCTGTCGCCGCATCCGCAGCAGTTTCCAAGATTGATTCATCGTCAATTTCAGAGGTATCTATTTTCATTTCGTCAGGCAACTTGACACTAACCATCTTCCCGTCAGCCAAAGCTACCTCCAGTCCCCGCCGAACTATCGGAGACGTTTCGATCAGCTTAGATCCGACAAGTTTAATGTACTGTTTTGAGCCGATAGACCGCTGTGCGTCGGGATTCGCTGGAATCGTTACAATGCTATGTTCCAACAACTCCCAGGTGATGAAGTCGATGCCCCATCGCTCCTCCACCCACTCAAACTCTTGGGGGACAAACCCGATCGATGTAGCATTGAGGACGTGCGCTTCCCAAAGATGATAATATTCGTCGGCCTTGGTAGCAGTTTGATCCACAATCCATTCCCAGGTAGCAGTCGCATGATTCGCAAACTGTGTGATCTGCTTCGTGAATCCAATCGGATATTCCCGGTATTGGTGCATCGGAAGAACGATTGGGTTCTTCTTGTATGCGTCAGTCACAATCATCCCATTTGTAGAGACGATGTCACCATCACGATCAATTGTTGCAGACGTGATCACCGACTTTCCAATAGGCCGCGTTCCAGTAAGAAATTCACCCTTCATTGAATGAACTTCTTTGATCGCACCACCCCGGCTTTGAGATACAATATCATACTTATAGACTGCATCGACCTCTTTCGCCTTGAGAGCATCACGAAGATCGGGACCAGTAAGGAGTTCGTTGACATCCTTTCCAGCAAGCCGCACCTCAGTCATATTCATGTGACGATCAATCATTTCTTCATCACCCCCTTTCGGGTCGGGTCATCTCCGGACTTTCCATCACACCTAGGACAGCGTGTGCTCTCTCCTATTTCCATTCCGCAGTTTGGGCACTTCATGGCTAATAATCACCGAGATTGATCCAAGTAACCGTTAGGGTGCCCGTAATCGCGTAGGTATTTGCGCCAGTAGCGCTCGCGGCTGTACAAGCAACGTTCACATAAAGATCCTTAGCCGTTCCCGTCCCGTCAAACTGGGCAGAGGCCGCTAGTGCTGCATGCCAGTCTAGGGTCAACGCGGTAGCTCCAACCGTGTCAAGTTCAGTGGATGGTATGATGTCCACCTCTGTGCCAGTTAAGGCGTTATCATCGGCACCAACCTCCGTTCCGCATGACACCACAAAGACATCGTTGGGGCTTGTATCATAATTCGCGCTTGTGGTCACGGACGCATCGATCGTTGCTCCAAGAATAAGGATGTGGCCTGCGGGGAAGTCATAGACTTGTATCCCTGTGCCGTGATCGCCGTCCGCTAAATCGAGATCATTATCACCAGTTAATGTGAATGTCAACGTGGTCTTATGTGTCTCGTTTAGGTTCTCTACGGCTGTAGCCTTGTCTGCTACGATAGCGCCGTTCCCATTGGTTGTGATAATACCAGCCAAAGTAGAGACGCCCGTAACGCCAAGGGTTGTAGAGATCGTTGTTGCGTCCAGCGCTATCGGTCCAACGAAATCGAATCCACCAGCCGCCGTCCACGTTACACTCATATTAGAACCAGTCTGCGTGATTGTCACATTTCCTGTAGTATCTGAGACAGCTATCGTCATTGCCGCACCGCTATCGTATCCAAGCATCCAACTGGGCGTATAGGTTGTCATCGAGGTTGAGTTTGTGAACGTCCATACAGGAATCGTCCAGGCCATTGTTGGCCCCGAACCTGCGTGCGTAATAGCCATAACGCCAGTTGCGTCAGTTGTCGCAATCGACATTGCTGCGCCAACATCATAACCAATGCCTGTAGTAGCCCCATAGAATGTCGATGCGCCGGTGATCGAGACGATACCGGTAAGGGCGATGTTCGTCTCAGCAATAGACAATATTGTCGCCGATGTCACATTGTCAAAGCGGGCTCCTCCGATTAGATCGAACATTCCTGTTGATGTGAATCCACCAAGAACCGCTTGATCCAAGTTGAGGAAGTAAATCCCTCCCAAATAATCCTCTGTGTCGAGGGCTGCCATTGTCCCGAATGAAAACAGGACAGCCATGAGAACAGCTAGTAAAACCGTTACTCGTTTCATTCCTCGCTCACCTCCGATATTTCTTTTCCGTCAGTAGAGCCAGCGACGACAAATTTATCTGGTACGAGAACTGCGTTAGCCAATTCCCCTGTAATTGGGGGTAGCTTATTAAATGCTCGCAGTTCATTCACCGTCATTCGCTGATCCTTGAGATAGTTTCCAACTCGCGCCCTTACAAGGATGTCTTCTTGCAGAGCTTCGATCGTAGACAAGTCAAACATCAATTTCATATTGCTATCGTTTCCGAAGAAGTGGCGGTCAAAAACAGATTCCATCTTCGCTAAACGAGGCAGGATCGTGTTCGTCATAAACAACCTAGATTGCGTTACCGCCGAGGCTCGATTAGCGTCTTTGTAGTTGCCTAAGACAATGCTTGGAACCCCGTATGTTGCCTGTATTTCCTGTTGCGTCAGCTCCCTCAAATCCTTGAAGCCCATATCCTTTTGCGTCGGAGAGAGAGCCTGGAAGGTTGCTCCCTGCCCTACTACGCCGATCCCATGTGATCGCCCTACGCCTCTATGTCTGCCGTTCCAGGCATCCTCCATCAGCCGAATATCGTCCAACGTCAGCCTCTCCTTAGCCGACAGCAGTCCTCCGGGTGTCGCGTCGTTCTCGAAGAACATCCTGTTCCAATCAACGGCACGAATATCCCCGATAATCGCTGTCCGCAGGACTCTCGTTGGGCTCTGACCGTAATACGGGTTCAGCGGGTTATAGTAACGGAAGGCGAGCATCTGCTCTGGCTGAAAATAGGTCGTCTTGCTTCCAACATAAGCAAATCCGCCGAATACTGCCTTTTTGCCAGGTATTACATAAATCCTTCGCGGATCAATCTCAGCCCAGAGCTCGGAGGGAATACCCTCTCCACTCGCTGTCTTCCAGATCTTCTCCACATAGGCATTTCCGTCTAGCTCCAGATTCGTAGTAATCGCCTGAATAAGCTCTACTCGCGTCTTGTCAGCTTCGGGCATAGGATTCTCAAGCAATTCTAGGACAGGATGATCATCAACAATCTTTGCATTCTCTGCTTTAAGATAGCTTTTCATCAGCTCATCCCAATTCAGAATCTCATTCCAACCCTTTGCTGCACGATATCGCATAGCAAAATTGCGGACAGGTTCGGGTCTATGGCCTCCCTTTCCTTGGTATTCGATGACGATGAAAGGAACCGCCGAGCAAGCCCCGGCAATTGCTCTCACTGCGCTATATACCCACGAATGATAACGATAGGCAAAGATCAAGTCAGAGGTATCGGAATCACGAGAAGCAAGCTCACCGGATTGGCCAGGTAAAGCCCGAGGAATGCCCGC